AAAAAACAAACACGATTGAGAGGTGGTGGTGCATGGCCAGAGCGCCGGACGCCAGAATGGAACAGGCCAGAGAACTGTTCCTGGAAGGCAAGAAACTTATTGAGATTTCTGAGCTTCTGGAAATCCCGGAAGGGACAATCCGAAGCTGGAAAAATAGATATGACTGGGACAATGCAACGTTGCAAAAGAAACGCAACGTTGCGAAACGGAAAGGCGGTCAGCCAGGAAACAAGAACGCTGCCGGGAACAGAGGCGGTGCGGCTCCGGAGAAAAACAAGAATGCAGTCACCACGGGAGAGTTTGAAACTCTCCTTTTTGATTGCCTGGATCCAGAGGAACAGCGTCTTGCACAGGCGGTCCCGGAGGACAAGCAGAAGCTCCTCATGCAGGAGATACAGCTTCTGACAGTCCGGGAACGTCGTATGTTGCACCGGATTGAAGCACTCCGCAAAGCGGGAGAAGAGCCGGTAAAGGATAACCGATATGAGATAGAGATCCCGCCGGGCATGACGGTAACGGGATATAAGGCTGGTATAGAAAAGGGGAAAATATCAGATTTAGGAGAATATGAGGGCGTTTTGGGACAGATCCAAAACATCGAGGCTGCGCTGACCCGTGTGCAGGGGCGGAAGCAGGCTGCCATCGACGCATTGCACCGTTATGGTGTGGATGATGCCCGCCTTGAAATCGAGATGATGAAACTTGACCTGGCGGCATTGAAACTGGGAGGTCAGGAGACTGAAGTCGAGGACGATGGCTTTATTGACGCACTGAATGCCGAGGCTAGTAACTTGTGGGGTGATGCGGATGACGATTAAGCAGCGCATCACCGACATGCGAGAAAAAGTGAATGCCATGAAAGACCGGCGCGGAATTACTGCAAAGGTCCAGGTCTTTAAATTCCAGCCGTTCTCGAAAAGACAGAAGCAGGTTCTTACCTGGTGGATGCAGAAAAGCCCTGTGAAGGACTATGATGGTGTTATTGCAGATGGAGCCATCCGTTCGGGTAAAACGGTTTGTATGTCTCTTTCGTTCGTGTTCTGGGCGATGGAGAACTTCAACGGTCAGAACTTCGCCATGTGCGGAAAGACAATTGGTTCCTTCCGGCGAAATGTTCTGTTTTGGCTGAAGCTGATGCTCAAGAGCCGAGGTTATCAAGTGACGGACCATCGGGCTGACAATCTAGTGGAGATCACCCGAAAGAATGTAACGAATTACTTTTACATTTTCGGTGGTAAGGACGAACGCAGTCAAGACCTGATTCAGGGTATTACCCTGGCAGGAGTTTTCTGTGATGAGGTTGCACTGATGCCAGAGAGTTTCGTCAATCAGGCAACTGGCCGATGCTCTGTAGAGGGTTCTAAGTATTGGTTTAACTGTAACCCGGACGGACCATATCACTGGTTCAAAGTTAACTGGATAGACCGATGCAAAGACAAGAACCTGCTGTATATCCATTTCACGATGGATGATAACCTGAGCCTGTCGCAAAAAATCAAAGCACGATACCGGAGCATGTATTCCGGCGTTTTCTTCAAGCGGTATATCTTAGGACTCTGGGCGATGGCTGAGGGCATCATCTACGACATGTTCAGCCAGGACAAAAACGTAGTTGATGCAGAGGCAATTGCAGAGGAATACCGGCAGAAAACCGGTCACGAGTTCTGGATGGGCGACCAGTACGTCAGTTGTGACTATGGTACCCAGAACCCGACGGCCTTTCTGCTGTGGAGTAAGGGAGCCGACAAGAAATGGTACTGCCGCAGAGAGTATTACTATTCCGGCCGCGATAAAGGCCGGCAGAAAACGGATAAAGAGTTTTCGGATGATTTGACCGCTTGGCTTTCCGGAGAAAAGGTCCGGGCGGTGATTCTGGATCCTGCTGCTGCTTCGTTCAAGGCGCAGCTGGAGAAAGACGGATACAAAGTTAAAAAAGCAAAGAATGATGTTTTGGATGGAATCCGATTTGTAGCAACCTTGCTGCTTTCGGGTTCTATTTTTGTTGATAAATCCTGTGAGAATCTGATTAAAGAGTTTGCATCCTATATCTGGGATGCAAAGGCAACGGAACGCGGAGAAGACAAACCGGTAAAAGAACATGATCATGCGCTCGATGCTCTCCGGTACTTTTGTTACACGATTATTCGCAGGGGTGGCGGCATCCGGATATTAAAGTGAGGTGATATGAATGGACATTGAAGTGATTAAGAAGCTGATACAGAAGTATCAGGTAGGGCATTCGGATTTTATGGCGAAGGCTGAAGTAGCGAGGCGGTACTACGAAAACGAAACAGATATTTTATTCCCGCCGTCGAAGGAAGAACGAGAGAAAAAAGAAAAACCACTCCGAAATGCTGATAACCGGATTCCATTTAACTTCCACGGCATGTTAGTTGATCAGAAGGCCGCTTATATGTTCACGGCGCCTCCAATCTTTGACCTCGGAGAAAAAGAGGAGAACAAAAAGCTTTCAAAGTTTCTCGGGGACAAATATGCGAAGATTTGCAAGGACCTATGCATCGAGGCATCCAATTGCACGGTTGGCTGGCTGCATGTGTGGAAGGATGGAAAAGGAGTCTGGAAATATGCGGTGGTTCCGGCCGAGCAGGTTATTCCGATCTGGACTAAGAGCCTAGAAAAAGAGCTACTGGGCGTATTCAGATACTACCAGGACATTGACGAAGAAACAGGGGATGCCTATACAATTTACGAATACTGGAACGAAACTGAATGCGCTGCATATCGATTAAAAGCCGGAGACGAGATTGGGCAGCTGATGCCGCATCAAATGTTCCTGGTTGATCCTTCGCTTTGTGAGTACTCGAACACTTATCGGCATGGAGTCGGTGAGGTTCCATTCTTTCCTTTTTTCAACAACAACAAAGATACCAACGACTTAAAGAACATCAAGCCGCTGATTGACACCTACTGTAAAGTATTCAGCGGGTTTGTAAATGACCTGGAAGACATCCAGGAGGTAATCTTTATACTGACCAATTATGGCGGTGCGGATTTAGGCCAGTTCCTGAGGGATTTGAAGGACTACAAAGCGATACAGATTGATAACGATGGAGATGGCGACCATTCAGGCGTTTCGACTTTAACGATTGAATTGCCGGTGGAGGCCAGGGAGAAGCTGCTTGATATTACCAGAAAATGCATTTTTGAGCAGGGCATGGGGATCGATCCGGATCCGCAGAACTTCGGGAACAGTTCTGGCGTTGCACTGCAGTTTTTGTACTCCTTGATAGAGCAGAAGGCAGGACTGCAGGAAACGGAGTTTAAAACAGGATTCGGAAGTTTCATCCGCTGCATCTGCCGATTGTGTGACATCTCAATCAAGGATGACACGATTGTCCAGACCTGGACAAGAACCAGTGTGAAGAATGACCAGGAGCTTGCACAGATTGCATCACAGAGCAAGGGCGTCATCTCAGACGAGACCATTGTGGATCATCATCCGTGGGTGGAAGACCCGGAAAAGGAGATGGAGATGATTCAGAAGGAAGAATCAGAAGTAGAAGAAATCTCACAGATGTTCCCGAAGAATGAACCTATCGACGATCCAGACGGCGGAGGTGGTGATGATTAGTGGCCTACTGGCAGAAACGGCAGGAAGCAGCCTATAAAGCTGGCGAATTTACGGTAAATCAATATTTCACAAAACTGGAAAAGGCATTCAACCAGGCTAAGAGAGAACTTCAGAAGACAGTAGAAAGCTTTTATTGGCAGTATGCAGAAGAGAACGGACTCACCTATGCGGAGGCCCAGAAACGCCTCAGCAAAGCCGAAATAGGTGAGATGCGTGAGTATATTGACCTTGTGATGCAGAACATTGGCAAGTACAACCAGAAGGTTAACAACATGTCCATCAAGGCACGTATGACGAGATACCAGGCATTGGAGGCGCAGGTTGATGCGATTCTCCGGGAACTGTATGCGGTTGATTATGAAGCGGACGCGGGGAAGATGATGAGTGAGGTCTATGCCGATACTTACCACCGCATCTGGTATGATTCAGACCGGTATCACGGCTTTCACGCAGAGTTTGCGCAGATTGAACCTCGGACAGTCGAGGAGTTGCTTAAGTACCCGTTCAACGGCGCGGATTTCTCCACGAGGCTCTGGAAGCAGAAGGATCACCTGCAGAGTCAGCTCATGGAGTCGCTGACTACCATGATGATTCAGGGAACTGCTCCACAAAACCTGGCAAAAGACTTTGCCAAAAAGATGCAGGCCAAGAAGTTCGATGCCTACCGCCTTCTGCACACAGAAAGCTCGTTCGTGATGAGTGAGGCCGCCCATGCCGGATATAAAGAGGATGGGGTTGAGAAATACCAGATTTTGGCCACTCTGGACAGTAAGACCTGCGGTATCTGCGGAGAAAAAGATGGTAAGATTTATCTGGTATCTGAAGCAGTAACCGGAAAGAATATGCCTCCGTTCCATCCCTTCTGCCGGTGCACGGACGTGCCGTATTATCCGGATACTCCAACGGAAGGCCAGATGAGAGCTGCAAGGGATGCGGATGGCAACAACATCGAAGTGCCGGAGAATATGACCTATGTTGATTGGAAGAAAAAGTTTCTAGACAGTAGTCTACAAGCGCCGGTTATAAAAGATAAGATCATCAGAAAAGCTTATGATGAATTTACATCAGTATTAGCAAACACCGCAAACGAGAACAAGGCTGTATTGGATATGATCATGTTCAGTGATACAGCCGTATATCAAGAAAATCCTGATTTAAAGGTGGCATTTGCGTATGACATGCAGAAAGATGTGATAATGTACAATTCAAAAGCCCCCAACTTTGAGTTATATGATTTAGCATTTGTACAAGCGCATGAAACATCTCATCGTATTGATTATAAAAAGTATCATTCATGGAGAAATGCAAGATTTCAGAAAGCGATTGAAGGAGCATCGAGGACGGTGTACAATAATGTTGATCTTGTAAAACAATGGTTTTCTGACGGAGGCAAATATGAATATGATATGGCTTTATCGGATATAATTAGTGCGTTAAGTAAAGCAGAATTCAATGAGTATTTGTTTGCGGGACACAGCGTAGAGTATTGGAGTACAGATGCTAATATAGGCATGGAACTTTTTGCAAATATCAACAGCATCGAGGTGTTGGAGTACGACAGTTTAAAGGAAATCAAAGAATTATTTCCAGATTTGTATGAGGCTTATAAGGAGGTCGGAGGATGGGGTTAATACAGTATTTAAAGACGGATGAAGAGTTGAAAGAACTTCGGTCAAGATGGAAGGAGATGTACTCCGCACCGTTTCCACCTTATAACTGGGATGAATACGATGGGATTGAAGATTATAAAACACAGATTCGAAATAAATTGAAAGATACCACCGGTCAGTAGGCTGGTGGTATTTTTGTACCCGTTTTCGAGAGAGGAGATTTAAGGTTTATGAGAAAAAAACTTTTAGCACTTATGATGGCGTGTTGCTTTGCTGTGGGAGTATCTGGCTGTTCAACGGCATCTACAGTGAATCACAATCTGTCAAAGGACGCGGATGAATTTAATGTTTACCGCAAAATCACGGTTACGAATGCAAGAACAGATACAATCATGCTTCAGGCAGAAGGGTATATGGCACTTAGTAATAATAGGTCAAATGAATTGGTAGTAACGATTAAGACTGGAAAGGATCAGTATTATAAGGACTACATTTATCTGAATGACTGGACCTGTTACGTGATGGAGCAGACGGAGCCTAAAGGGACGGACAAGTATCATTATGAGCTGGTATTTTATCCGGAAAGAATAATTCCGGATATTGAAATCAAATAATCCGTTGCGATATCGCAACAACAGGGAGGTGATCATAACGGCAATCTTCAAGTGGATCAGACGGCACCGGTGCAGCCATCACTACTGCAAACACTGGAGCCGGGATTCGGTTATGTACGGCGGTGCACGAAATGCGATAAGATCGAGCGGTAAGCACGCAGAGATGCGTGTTATTTTTATGCCCTGCCATAAGGCATAAAACTGGGCCTACTCTGCCGGGAGTATAACCGGCCGATCCCAACACCCGGAGAGCGGGAATAAAAATCTATGGAGGTATGTAACGTGGAATGGTTAAAAGAAATCTTAGAAAAAGCAGTAATTACTGATGGAAAACTGGATGTTGAGGCAGCCGTGAAAGCGATCAACGCGGAGTTTCCAAAGCACGCGGTACCGAAACAGGACTACAATGACAAAGTAAAAGAGCTGAGCACAGCCAGTGAGACAATCAAGGACCTGAAGAAAAATAATGCGGATAACGCAGAGCTGCAGCAGAAGGTCAAAGATTATGAAGCGGAGACGGCAAGGCTTAAAACGGAGGCGGATAATACCCGAAAAGAGTATGCACTGAAGGATAAGCTGAAAGAGGCGGGCGTCACGGATGCAGACTACATCATCTATAAGCAAGGCGGTCTGGATAAATTTACCTTTGACAAGGATGGAAAGGTTATTGGTCTGGATGATGTTCTGAAACCGATGAGGGAATCTTCTCCACACCTGTTTAAGAATGCCGGCGGTGCTGGTGGATACGATCCGGCTGGCGGCGGAAAGCCGCCTGTAAATAACCCGTTCGCGAAAGAAACGTACAATCTGACGGAACAGGGACGCCTGTTCAAGCAGAACCCGGAGCAGGCACGGCAGATGGCGGCTGCAGCTGGGGTAAAACTTTAAGAAAGAGAGGAATTTTAAATGGCAGGAACAACCTTACAGGACGTTATTGTCCCGGAACTTTTTAATCCGTATGTGATTAATCGTACGATGGAACTGTCCGCGCTGTACCAGAGCGGAATTATTGCAAATAATACAGAGTTTGATGCCCTGGCTTCCCAGGCATCCCCGATGGTCAATATGCCGTTCTTCGAGGATTTGACTGGAGAGTCTGAGCCGATTATTGAAGGCGCGGATCTTGCAGACAACAAGATTACATCAAACAAGGATGTAGCGGTAATTCTTCGCCGTGCAAAGATGTGGTCGGCAACAGACCTGGCAGCGGCACTTGCGGGAACAGATCCCATGATGGCAATTGGTACTCTGGTCGCCAGATTCTGGGAGCGTGATATGCAGAAAGAATTGATCGCCATCCTCAAAGGCGTGTTTGGTACCGTACCGGCAGGTGGATCTGGAACTCCTCCGGCAGAAACCAGACTGGCGTCTAATATTCTGGACATTTCTGGTCTGAGTGGCGCGAAAGCAAATTGGTCTGGTTCAGCATTCATTGATGCAGAACAGAAGCTAGGCGACGCAAAAGCGCAGCTGACCGGTGTTTGTATGCATTCTGCAACGGAGGCATATCTGAAAAAACAGAACCTGATTGAGACGGTGCAGCCGTCCAGCGATGTTGCATTCGGTGTGTACCAGGGAAAACGAGTTATCGTCGATGATGGATGCCCGGTCGATGGCGATGTGTACACGACATATCTGTTCGGTAACGGAGCTGTAGCGCTCGGAAACGGTCATCCGGTGGGCGATGTGCCGACAGAGACCGATCGTGCGAAACGTAAAGGCTCTGGTATCGACTATCTGATCAACCGCAGAACTACGATCCTGCATCCGAGAGGAATCGCTTGGCAGAATGCGGAGGTTGCTAAGACAGAAGGCCCGTCCAGAACTGAGGTTGCAAATCCGAAGAACTGGAAACCGGTCTACGAGCCGAAGCAGATCCGTATCGTAGCGTTTAAACACAAACTCGGATAAGGGGGAATAAGATATGGCAGTAAAATCAGTACAGGCCGTCATTAATGGCACGACCGTCACACTAACGTATAACAGCAGCAATGGAAAATATGAGGCGACGGTTACGGCGCCTGCTAAATCGAGTTATAACGTAAATAGCGGACACTATTATCCAGTCACTGTTAAAGCTACGGATGAAGCAGGAAACACAACGACAAAGACAGATTCAGATGCTACACTGGGCGCGTCGCTGAAGTTAAAGGTAAAGGAGAAGGTAGCTCCGACGATCAGTATCTCCGGCCCGACTACAGGTTCTTATCTTACTACAAGCAAGCCGAGTATTATCTGGACGGTTACGGATGCAGATTCAGGAGTCAACCCATCCATGATCGGAATCACAATCGACAGTGGCTCTAAGATTACCGGAGACGGAATCAAGAGAGAAACTGTTTCTGGCGGCTACAGATGTACGTATACGCCAACTACAGCTCTTTCAGATGGACCGCACACAATTAAGATTGATGCATCTGACTATGACGGTAATGCGGCTGTTCAGAAATCTGTTAAGTTCACAATCGATACCGTGCCACCGACATTGTCGATTACATCACCGTCCGATAAGCTTGTAACCAATAAGACAGAGATTACGGTCACCGGTAAGACAAATGACGTTACTTCAAGTCCGGTAACATTAACCATTAAGCTTAACGGTGGTAATGCGGAGACAGTCGAGGTTGGAACAGACGGATCATTCAGCAAGTCCCTGACCCTGTCAGCCGGAGTCAACACCATCACCACGGTGGCAAGGGATGCAGCGGGCAAGACCACGACTGTAGTCCGTACCATAACCGTCGATCAGACTGCTCCGGTTATTAAGTCTGTTACCATTGCTCCGAATCCGGTAGATGCGGGCAAGACCTATCTGATCAGCGTGGAGGTTACTGATTAAGGAGGCATCATATGGTTACACGTCTGGAAGGTTTGATAAATGGAGAAAGCGTAATCTTTAGCCGGAAAGATGGGGATGTGTGGGAATGCACATTCCCATCCGTGGAAGGCTGTGAGCTCATAATTGAATTAAAGGCATATGATGAGGCCGGAAACTATTGTTATTCAGCCAGATACATTTTGCTGTTCGATCCAGATAGCTTAGAATTGCGCTTGATTCCTCTAACAGATTGGCTGGAAAAGAAGCCGGAGGATTTGTGGCTTGAATGCACGTATCCGTGCGATTGTGTTTTGGCCAAGCTGTTGGATGAGACCGTGTTGGAGTGCGTATATCCGTGTGACTATTGGCTGGAGTATCTAGGAGGTGAGACGAACCATGATTGATTTTATTCTGGGCGAAAATAAATATGTAAAATTCGCAGTACGTTCCAGAAAAGAAGAAAACTTCTCGATTAATTCAGCATCCTGGGAGCTGTACCACAACGGGATGCTGGAAGACTCAGGAAACTGCGATATTCTCAGGAATGAAACAGAGTTACACCTGCAGATCATGCTTGCCCCGAAGTGCCGATCACGCAAATATCAACTATGTATTACCTACCAGACAGGCAACGAAACCAGAAAACACACAGAGAGCATGGAGGTGCGTTGATGGCTGTCTGCATCGGTGGGGTGGCGCTGAGCAGAAATCCGGTCTCAACGAATGAGAGTTTCATTATTTCTGTCACGGTAAAGAATCATCAGTATCTTAAAAAATACCGACATTCAGATTTGAAAAAGTACACACACCAGCAGATACGTGAGATGGGCTGTTACAGAGCGTCGCAACACAGTAAATTAGCAAAATATCGGCACAGTGAGTTGGCCAGCTACACAAATCTCCGGATTCGCGAGAAGGGAGACGAATGGTAAGAGAAGAAATGTTAAAGCTTGTAAAAAGCAATTTAAAACTGGATACAGAAGACTACGATTTGCTGATTTTGGATTGGATACAGGAAGCGATTTCTTTCTGCAATTTAAGACCAGAAGATCTCCCTGAGCTTTTGGAGCCGTTTATCCGGAAGAAGGTAAAGGCCATCATTGATTATGAGACCGCAAAAGGAACCGGCTACCAACAGGACATATCCAGCATCAAGGAGGGCGATGGAAGTATTACCTATGCCACTGGCGGCAGTAACAGCCGCGACGGTATTTACGGTCTGTCTGATGCGGATAAGTCGGTCTTACGGCGGTTTAGGAGGTTGAGAGGCTATGATTAACCCGTATGAATTGATGTACGATTCAAGGATGGATGTGTACCGGTACCAGGATGCAACGGACGGTGATGGCTTCGACACGTCCGGCGAGATCTGCGTAGCTTCCGGCATTAAGTGCAGATACAGCATTTCTGCGCAGAGTAACGCCGGAGTTCCTGTTCCGGGTGTTCAGACCAGCAATCAGCTGTTCTGCGGCCTTGGCACTGATATTCGCGAAGGCGATAAGGTAATTGTCACTCTCATAAGCGGGCAACAGGTGGCGCTGAGGGTCGGTGAAGCGCATCCATACAGCTTTCAGTATCAGTGTCGGGTGGAAAGGAATGAGAAACTGTGAGCTCGAATTATCGACGGAATAAGGCAGCTGTTGAAGATTTTCGGAAGGCTTTAAAGGCTGAGATGGATGATTTATCCGAGATCGACAAAAAAGTGCTGAATCAGGCGGTAAATGAGGGTGTGAGGTGGTTAAAAGAGAGGACTCCGGTCGGCTTACACCCGAACCCAGTTACATTTACGGTTAAGCATGGGCCAAAGGCCGGAACAGTTGTAAGCTTTACGACACACGGCACCGTCGTGGGTGGTTTGCTTAGAAAATCCTGGAAGTCGGCACCGGCTTCAAAGTCCGGATCCACTGTAAAGAAAGTGCTGGTCAATACGGCTGAATATGCGTCCTTTTGGAACTATGGCCATCGTGTTGTTACGAAGAGCGGCGGACCGACAAAAGGCTTTGTAAAAGGCACGTACCTGCTTGAAAAGGGCGTGTCATACATCGACAAGCGGTTGGCTGCACTCTTCGAGGCGGAACTTGTGAGAATTAGAAGGGAGCACGAGAATGGGGATTGACACACTGTATAAGGCAATTGCGGCAGAATGCCGGGCGGTTATTCCAGGGCTGAAACAGGTATACAGGGATAACATTCCGCAGAACATGGAACTTCCTTGTATCCTGGTTCTTACCGTGTCCACGGAGCCAAGCAGGCGGCTGGATAACCGGCAGAGGATGAAGCAGAGCTTCGATGTTCAGTATTTCCCAGTGGCAGAGATACAGAACCGCAGAAAAGAATGTGAGACAGTAAAACAGGAGATGCTTAGGCACTTCGATGTAATCGGAGCTGATAGCGTCTCCTTTTATGTAAGAGAAAGAGATACAAACATAACTGATGACGTTCTTCACTTCCTATTCAGCGTCACTTATACAGAGTATAGGGCAACAGATGCGCCTAGAATGGAAGATGTGAAGACGAACGTAGAAATGGAGGAATAACTATGGCGGGTACATGGGAAAACCAGAATAAGGTAATTCCGGGTGCTTATATCAACATCCGGACAAACACGCCTCTGAGCATTACAGCTGGAGACCGCGGAACCGTGGTTATCGCTCAGGAGCTTAGCAAGGGAACGGATGCATCCCTTTACGAAATTACTGCATCAGAAATGAATTATCCGGAAGGTGCAACGGCAGCGGATAAGAAGCTGGCAGAACTGGCACTGTTAGGGGCAAAAACAGTGCTCCTGTACAAACTTCCGGCCACTCACAAGGACGAGGCCATTACGGCAATGTTAAAGACACTCAAGACGGTTGATTTTGATGTACTGGTTTATCCGTATGCAAAATCCAGCTCTTCCAGTTCAACTGCTCAGCAGACAATTGCTACATGGGTTAAATCCATGCAGGATGATGAGGGCAAGAATGTAACGGCCGTACTGCCGAATTACGAGGCGGATTCAGAGTATACCATCAACAGCGTGCAGGGTGTTACCCTTTCCGATGGTTCCACTCTGACGGTGTATGAGGCGGCTGCTTGGGTTGGCGGCATCACAGCCGGTGCAAGTGTTACTAAGTCAAACACGGCGCAGAAGTTCATCGGTGCGATTGATGTAACACCAAGAATGACTCGCTCCGAACAGGAGGCAGCCATTAAGGCGGGTAAGTTCCTTCTGGATGTGGATCGCAGCCAGAACGTCACAGTGGTGGCGGATGTGAACTCTTTGACCACTACCACACAGGATAAAGGCGATATTATGAAGCAGAATCGTTCTGTTCGTACCGCCTGCGGAATCCGCAGCGATATCCAGGCAGTGTGGGATGCAAGTATTAAAGGAAAGTATGACAACAATGCAGCAGGCAGAATGATTTTCAAAGGCATGCTTGTAGAGTATTTTACTGACTTAGAGAGACGTGGAGCGATCCAGAACTTTGACTCCGACAACGTGACTGTTGAAGCAGGCGCCGCCATCAATGCGATACTGGTAAACTGCGGCATCCAACTTGTGGGAAGTATGGAGCTCGCGTACATCAATGTAAATCTGACGTAAGGAGGTTAAGACATGGCAGAAAATTATACAATGCTTTCCGATACCCTTGCAGGTTCAGAGGGAAGTGGATTCATCACGAGAAACGGCCAGAATCGGAAGTTTTATGAGATCTCTAAGGTGGATGCTCACGTAGAGCTGAAAATCGCAGAGAAGAAGCTTCTGGGCCACAGAATGAGTCAGCATAAGGTGGTAGGTGCTTCCGGCTCAGGCTCCGGAACCTTCTACTTCATGAACTCAGATGCACTGAAAGAGTTTCTTGATTACAAGAAGATCGGCAAGTTCGCCGGTTCAACCATGCAGTTCACGAACGAGGATCCGCAGTCCACAGTCGGACGGCAGACAGTGACACTTTTCCATGTAATCTTGTCCACAATTCCGGTTGCTTACCTGGAAGATGACAGCGAGGATCCGATCACGTTCGATTCAGACTTTACTTTTGATGACTGCGACTGTCTGGAAGCCTTCCAGCTTCCGGAGAATCTTAGATAGGGAGGATAAACATGAGCGAAGTAACAAGAGATTTATATGGTTTTTTACATCCGGAGATTACTCCGGAGAAAGAGGTCATCGTTTCTGACCGCTTCAAGGGGAAAGACGGAAAGCTTGTTCCGTTCGTAATCCGTCCGCTCGAACAGGAGATCTGCGACAAGATTCAGAAAGGCTGTATCAAGACGGATAAGAAGGGAAACAGCACCTTTGACCGTACCAAGTACGTGGATGAGGTCACAGCGGCCGCAGTAGTATTCCCGGACTTAAGCAATGCGGAGCTGCAGAAAGCCTATGGTGTTCTCGGGGAAACGAAACTTTTGAAGAAGATGCTTTATACCAATGAATATAATGCTCTGATAGATGCCGTTCAGGATCTGTCCGGTATGGACGATGATTTTGAGGACCTGAAGGATGAGGCAAAAAACGAATAAAGCAAAGTGATCCGGAGTTTTTGCTGGCGCACTTTGCTTTGCAAAGATTACACATTCTCCCGGGGCAGCTGGCAAGTATGACTCACCGGGAGAAAGCTTTCATCGCAGCGAGTTGTGAACTGCGGGTTGAGTCAGAAAAACGCGCCGCGAAAGGGGTGAAGAAATAAATGCCAAGATTGAGAGCGGTTTTTGAGCTGGCAGAGAAAGGATTCGTTTCCGGAGTCGAGAGAATATCGAAATCTGCGGATAAAGCAGGACAATCAATAGAAAATGCCAGTGTGGCTGCGGATAAGATACAGACGAGCTTTGACAAGGCTGGAAAAAGCGGAAAGAAAGCGAAGGATAGTTTTGGCGGAGTTGGTGAAAGCGCAGATAAGGCCAGAAAAAAAGTAAAAGGTCTTGGGGATGAAGTTGACAGGACGAAGGGGAAAGCGGAAAAAGTAGCCAGTGCTCTTGGTAAGCTCTTCGCTGTTAAAACGGCTACGGATGTTGGCGGTAAGCTCTTAAATGCATCCGACAGATATTTAAATGCTAATACCAGACTTAACTTGATTAATAAGGATGATTCGGGAAATATCATCAATCCGAATCTTAAGAACGATGTCTATGCGTCGGCGCAGCGTTCCAGGGCATCCTACGAGAGTACGGCCGGAGGAATTGCGAGCCTCGGCTTGAATGCCAAAGGTGCATTTAAGGACCAGAGAGAGCTGATTGCTTTTGTCGAGTCCATCAACAAACAGTTTGCTATCGGCGGAACGGAAGCGGGTGCGGCAGCTGGAGCCATGACACAGCTGACACAAGCGATGGGCGCAGGAGCTCTCCGAGGCGACGAGCTAAATTCCGTCCTGGAAGCAGCCCCCAGTATTGCCAGAAACATCGAGAAGTACATGGGCTGGGCCGAAGGCTCAATTAAATCCTATGCGGAAAAGGGTGCTGTCTCTGCTGAAATTGTCAAGAACGCACAGCTTGCGGCGATGGAAGAGATAGATAAGAAATTCAACTCTATGCCATTGACCTGGTCGCAGTTGTGGATCCAGGCCATGAATGCAATACAGAAAGCATCAGCCCCGTTCCTTATGGCGCTAAACTGGATTGCTAACAACATGGATATTATCGGCCCTCTCCTTCTGGGCGTGGCTGTGGGGCTTGGTGTTTGGGCTGTGGCTACATATGGAGCGGCAGCGGCTCAGTGGGTTTTGAATGCCGCAGCTGGCGTTTGGGCGGCATTGTGTGCTTTGAACCCGGCGACTCTTATGGTAATTGGTGTAATTGCGTTGGTGGCTGTGTTATATGCAGGTGTGGCTGCTTTTAATAAATTAACCGGATCGTCTGTCAGTGCGACCGGAATCATCGGCGCAGCGCTTTACACACTGGGCGCAGTTGCGTATAACTCATTTATTTATCCAACCTGGAAAGGGTTTGCAATGCTTGCGAACTTTGTCGGGAACGTATTTCATAGCCCGGTTGCCGCGGTGAAAGTTCTGTTCCTTGATATGGCCAATACATGCATCAGTTATGTGTTGAACATGGCGAGGGCAATAGAAAATATCATCAACAAAATTCCAGGCGTTACTAAGAATATAACCTCTGGGTTGGAGGGATTGAAAAGTGCTGTCGAAACAAAGACAAAGTCAATAAAGGATGAGAGCGGTTGGAAAGAATATGTTAAATCTCCTGAATTGATGGATTACACGTCTGCAGCTGGAAAGGGCTATGCGAAAGGTTCTGCTCTCGCAAATAAGGCATCGAATCTTGTTAGCGGTGGTAGGAGCGGTATTGGCTTTGATGGCATCCCGTCCAGTGCCGGAATGGGGACATCCGGAAATCCTGCTGCAGTTAAAGGTACCGGCAAGAATGGAAGCATGAATGTGAAACTGGAAGACGAGGATATTGATTACTTGCGGGAACTGGCGGAGCGTGACTATGTGGCGCGCATCGCCCAGAACACTCTGGCGCCAAATATCCAGGTTACATTTACTGGAGATATCAGCCAAGAAATGGACTATGAGAAGATTGGCCCGGCAGTGGCTCAGATCCTGCAGGATGAGATTGATACAGCACCGGAGGGATTGTACTGATGAGCTATAGTGTTTATTTAAAAATCAGTGGTAAAAAGTATAAGCTTCCGGTCAATCCGGAAGAAATCAAAAAGACTCAGAAGTTAAGTATTGAAAAATACCAGGTTCTTAAATCGGGGCAGGTTTCTGTCCCGAAATTCCCAGAGTTGTGGACATATGAGTTCAGCTGTGAGCTTCCTCATCAGGAAGTACACTACATGGAATCAGGCAGCAGAGCCGATCCGGATCGATATATCCGAGCCATCACGAAGGCCCAGAGGAAAAAGAAACCGGTTCAGTTGATCTACTCAAACGGCGAGACAGATGACGAATCCGTGAAAGTGCTGATTGAATCGTGTACGATTACAGAGAAAGCCGGAGAAGAGGGGGATAAATACCTATCTCTTTCTTTTGTACAGTATAAGACCCCGAGTAAAAAGTATGTGGCGGTTGTAACCCCGGCGGCCACAGTGGCACAGCCTCAGACTCCACAGCCTGCAAATCCGGCAGTCGAGCAAGGTAAAACTTATACCGTTCAGAAAGGGGATACCCTCTGGAAGATTGCAAAGCAGTTTTACGGCAACGGAAGCCGATACCCGAAGATTGTCAGTGCCAATTCGGACAAAATAAAGAACCCGAATCTGATTTATCCAGGGCAGACGTTTTCGATACCGTCATAAAGGAGGGAGATCATGCAGCTATGCGTTGAAACAAACGGGCAGATTCTGGAAATATCCAAACTCTGTTCAGAAATCAGCTGGAAGGATGAACTGAATAACGGTGCGTCCGTTCTTGAATTCTCCTACTTGTATGACGATGAACTGATGCTCCAGAACGGCGATGTCGTGCGCCTGACGAACTCTAGTGAGACAGATGGCATTTTCTTCGGTACGGTCTTTAAGGTGAGTATGGGTGAGAATCGCAAGGTAAAGATTAAAGCCTATGACCAGCTCCGGTATGGGAAGGCAAAGGACATTATCACCTTAAAAGGCGGGCAGGATGATGTTAGCACAGTAACACAGGCCATGTGTAAGTTTCTCAATCTGAAAGTTGGCACAATGCCCGCAGTGGCCTATAAGGTACCAGTGGACAAGGTTAAGTATCAGGATACATGGATTGACGTGATTTATGGTCTCATCTCCGACACACTGCTGAACACAAAGACGGTAGAAGCTCCGCAGGGTATCTGGTATCGTCTGGCGGATGTGTATGGCGAGGTCCGGCTTGATAGCCTGTGGGATTTGCAACTGCCTCTTGTCCTGGGCGATTCATCCCTTGCCTATGGCTATAGCTGGGAGAAGTCCATCGATGATGAGTTTTATAACATCGTAAAGTTGTCCTGGATGGATGAGACAAGCGGTAAGGCGCAGACAGCGCAGGAGTCAGACCAAGCATCCGTGAACCGGTACGGCAATCTGCAGTATTACGAGCATCTGTCCGATAAGAGTGCGGATGTGGCAAAGCTGCAGGAGAAGGCGAAGAAGCTCCTGCAGCTCTACAACCACGAAAAAGAAACAATTAAACTGTCCTGTCTCGGAGATCATTCGGTGAGAGCCGGATGCAGCATCTTCGGCAGTGTGGATGATATCGGCTTAAACCGACGCGTGATTGTGAAGTCGGTTACGCATAAGTATCTACCGGTACATACGATGGAATTGGAGGTGATCGCTGGATGATTAATGAAAAGATTAAGCTGATAGTAGATGGCTTTCTGAACTCCGTGAAGCTTCCGGCCATCCTGGTCGGGACGTACAACGGTGCCGGAGTGCAGGTTGATGCTAAACTTACAATTCCATCCGGTCAGCTGTCCGGAAATATGAAGGCGAAGCTGACACCAGGCGATAAGGTCCGCATGCTTGCATCAACTGGATGGGAAGAGTTCTATGTCCTCGAAATCATAAACAAGCCATACGTGATGGGAGGGTGATTATGGAGAATGAATTAACAACTGATACGAAGCTTGAGACACAGACTTTTGCGAATCGATCCTATAACGTTTCTCGAACTGCCGTCCGTGGTTTTGTCTCCGACCTGGAAGCATTGTCCCAGGCCATCCACAAGCGCCTGACGACACAGCAGTTCGAATATCCGATTTACAGCTTCAATTATGGC